AAGAATAATTCCGTAGCATGAACATTTTGATATCTTGGGTCTAGCTCACCGCCGTTATATGCTACTGCCTTCTCAACCCATTTTATGCATGTTCTTAAATCTGCTTTTGTTAGTTCTACTTCTGGTTCATGTTCTGCATAGTAATCAAAACATAATTCAGTTATATGTGGTAGGTCGTCACATTTTTTGTAAGAGAGGTTGGGGATATCATCATTGACAACCTTACCGGCCTTGTTCTTCTGTGCCAGATTCTTGTCTGCCAATAACTGCAATGCGCGGTGAACAACCGTACCAAGAAGTGCTTTCTTGTTAGTTTTATCGCGTAATGACAGGTTGTATTGTAGAAAGAATTTCTGTTCACAAAATTCTAACTGACCAAGTGAACTAGATCTGTGATAGCATACTAACATAATTACTCTTATAAGATATCGAGGGGTCTAGATGAGTTTGTGAACCCGGACTAAACCGGATGACCATGTGAACCTAGATCCCCTCGATGTATTTAGGTAAAATTCCCCATGCCTGAATCTGTTCAAGCACAAGCTTATTCTGTTCTTCTACACCAATATTTGTATTATCAATAATACAATCATAGTGTTCCTTGTATTCAGATGCTTTTTCACTATCATGCCCATCTGATGATTCTGAATTTCTAGTAAAGTAAATAACCTTACCGCCAGCTTCGTGGACCACATCTATTTCGTTTTTGAATCGGCAGTCGCCAATGAGTGCCAGGTTGGGGTTTTCTTCTTTGATCTGGTTAATGCAGAGAGAAACCCATATATCGTTTTTGATTTTACGACAGATGTTTGTGCCGAAAAATTGCATGAACTCGCGGGCAGTCATATATCCGTCTCGATCTGAACCTCTCTGACCGTCATGTGAGACATCATCCCACAGAATTTCCGTCAGACTGTTCTTTTCTTCATCTGTACCATAACACTGCTCACGAGTCAGACCAAAAAGACCCATGCACATTCTCTTTAGCGGGTCTGCGAAATTATAAGCCTTGACGAAGGGCCAGAAAGTACTTGATGCATAGTCCACAAAACTTTGACTATCTTGAAAAACATCAAACACACCCATAGACTCAAATTCTTTGTCATTATCATCCAGGTATTTAGCATTAACAACCAGTCTACCATGCTCATCTACAAAAAATTTCTTAATGAAACCATGAGATTTCATCTCATGACCATGCAGGAAATTTACAGATGTGGTTTTGCCGGATTGTTTAGCACCAGCAAATGCTACGATGTTTGACATTAAACATATTTCTTTATTTGTGGCATAATTTGTTCTTGGATTTCTTCAACCGTTAGCTCGCCAATATCTTTCTTACTGAAACTAACAGTTTTTAAGTTAAACATCTTACCGTATTTTTTGATAATCTTGTCTCTGCCCTGTTGTCCAGCCTTGTCATTATCAAGGGCAAGGATTATATTATCTACTGATGCTCTTTCCAGCAAGATGCTTTGTTCATCATTTAGGTCACAACCAAAAATTCCAACACAATTAAGAATACCCGCCTCGTATAACCGAAGAACATCGCCCTGACCTTCTACTAGTACTGCCGAACCGGTTCTCTTCATTCTCTCATATGCTTTATTATATCCAAACAGATTCTTGCCAGCAGAGAAACCTTTGCTGAATTTCCACTTTTCCTTTGGATTCTTTTCTATAGACCTACCGACGACACCAATGATCTCATTATTATCAAAACTGCCGGGATTGAAAATCGGAAAAACACTCCGGTTATACATGGCTTTTGTTTGGTCACTGCAAAACCCAATACCAAATTCTTCCAAAACTTCTTTTGAGAAACCTCTATTTGTAAAGTATGGGCAGGGAATGGTTAGGTTCTTTACAAACCTGTCTCTATAACAAAGTATATTATTATTGGTCTTTTTGCTAAACACCTGATGCACTACATCATAATTATCAACCCTTATTGCAGTCTTGTCAACTGAAATAACAGATTCTATATATTGAAGCGTTTCTTGAAATGAGACTTCCTTATTCATTTTTCTGCTCAAAATACCCTGGATTAAGCCAAGTATATCATTGGGGAACTTTTCGTGACATTTTTGTGTATTACAAAACCACGCACCAGCCCATTGAGATTCTGGATCAACGTTGATATTGAAACCAGAAGGGTTGTCACCATCATGAACAGGACACGCCCCAATTAATTTATCGGCACTATGAAACAAATCTATATCAAGAGCCTTCGTCAACTTCTCCACCTGAAGAATCGCTGACCTCTTGATCTGTTTCTTCTTTATCTGGGAATCCATCTTGTTGCTCTTTATGTATTCTTTCAGCATCTCGTTTAGTACCTATCTCTTCTAATCTTGCTAACTCACCTGTCATTCTCATAAATATGCTGTTACCGTCCATGCCGGGACCATGCCTTGCAACAACAGGTATTAATCTTCTATTAACTCTGTTTCCTAAATTCTCTTCGGCTATTTCCTCTGGACTCCTTGTTTTAAAAATAGAAAAAGAGGTACACAACCAGATCAACCTATCCGACCCAGAAATAACATCTTCAGATTCTCTAGTAATACCGTCTCTATTTAATTGTACAAATGCCAAACATGGTACATCATGTTCTACGCAGAAGTTGTGTAATTGTGTGATTTGAAAACCGAGTGCTTGAAACTCTGCAAGATTATTACTAATACTCTCAGAGGTCATTAATTTAAGGTAGTCATAAATTATCAAACATTCATTCATCCTACCTTCATCATTGTACCCAACATGTTTAAATAACCATCTTCTAGCAATACCTAATATCTCATCAAATGATTTTCCTGCAACACTAATATAATGGTAGGGTATTTCTTTTACTTTTTCGGCAGCTTCTTCAACATCATCAACAAGTTGTTTTTCTCTATTAAATTTACTGCTTGATATGTCATTGATAGCAACCCCAGAGATATTAGCCAGAAGTCTGTTCCAGTGATCTTCTTGACTCATTTCTGTGTCGAGAATTAATACTGGCGTTCCCCGATCAGCAATACTCAATGCCACATTATCAGCTAATGTAGACTTGCCGCATTTTGCTCTCGCCCCAATTAAATCTACAGCACCACGACGAAACCCGCCACCAATCGCCCTATCATAAATTGGAAACCCACTACTTACCCCAGGTTCGGTTTCTTCATTTGCTTTTAAAAGGTTGAGGTACTCATCTAGATCTTTACCAATCAACTTGGTAGTGCTATTGTCTTCACGAATATATTTAAGACAAGCATTTTGTATTTGTGTTTCTGGTATTGAAACAATTTCAGTTACCGTCTCATCGCCATCTACTTCTGACAGTGATTTGTAGATTACTCTTAACTCATTTTGTAAATCTCTAGTTAATTGTAGTTTGCGTATTTTCTGCGCATGTTGCCTGATATTCTCTACATGAACATCATAATTCATCAAGTGCTTAATGTGGTTTAAAACATCCTTCTTTTCAACGTACTCAGACAGGTTAAGCTGTTGAGCCGCTGATAAAATTGATGTTAAATCTACATTTTGCGATGTTTCAAAGATTTTAAAAAGACATTTGTATATAACCTTGTTTTCATCAATTGTAAAGGTCTGTTCTTCTATAAGACCCGTAACATCTAAAAAAGCATCATAACCATACCGTATCATCCCAGACAATACGGCTTTCTCCGAAGCGACGTTATTGACTGATGGGACATTTCTGTCCGAGTTTGATGAAGTCACAGAAATATGGTTCCCTTTTAAACTGCGGATCAACTTCTATATTTTTTTGGCAATCTTGGCAAAATACTTTTACATTTTTATGGGCTTTTCTTTTTCTCTCTACAGGTTTAATATTGTCATTTATGAGGTCATAGCCATTTTCTTCGTCGGCGTCAAGACCAGGATCAAATTTATTTACAAATTCTTTTTTTTCAGCATTTGTTTTATTTTTATCCATTGTGAAATCCATCTCTAGGATTTCCACATTTTCTGGTTCAGGAGTGTATGTCTCTATTGGTATTGAAACTTTTTCTACAGTCTCTGGCTTGGACGGAAAACTAATTTCCTCACCAGTGAGTAATGAGTAACCTTCTTCAATAAGTGCGTTGTTACCAGTCTCAATACCTTCTTTTAGTTTTTGTAGGCTTTGTAGTAATTTCATTTTGTTCTCCCTACGTTATTTAATGTGTCCGACATCTTTTTTAAAGGTTCAATAAGGTCATCATATAGCATTAATACGCTTTGCATTTTTCTCATTAATTCTCTTAGTTTAAAGGCCGTCTGACTTTTCTCGCAAATCATTTGTTCTTTTGTTTCATATTTTGTATACTTCATCTGCTCATCTGTTTTCTGTGGGAACTTCATAGATCCCCCCAGATAATGATGAATCGCGTCTTTATATGCCGATTCTATTTGAAAAAGAATTACCTTATTTCTATTTTTTTCATTAGTTATTTTACTGATGTAAGCCTGTATTAAATAAGCATTATGATAAATATCTTCGGAAGACATTTCCGCCATAGCCCCTCTGTCAATATTTAGCGATTCGCAAATTGCTGGATCTAGTTTCACCAAACCCAAGTTTCCACCAATCTCATACTGACCAATAAATGCCTCAATATCTTCAATAACCTTTTTTTCTTCTTCATTTATATTGAATCTGTGATCAAGTTTTTCCATTGTTCTTCTTTATTGTAAGGTAGTATGATTATGGTGAAATCGTTTAACTCGCACCACTCTATTTTCTTTTTGTCTCTTTTACGAGACTTCATGAAGTCAGCTTTTGTTTTGTGAAAGTGTTGGCAGTATTCATAATGCTGTTTACCATGCACTTCTACAATTATATCTTTGTTTGGAATAAGAAAGTCTGCGTATAGCAGACCTGTAGAAATGGTTTTCGAGCCGGGGAGAGTTACTTCTTCGTATATCTTCTCGTAAGGAAATAACTCAGAAAGTAACTCTCTAGCCCGTAAATGATGGGATGATTTATTACCTCGCTTAGAGTTCCCCCTAAACCTTTTAAAGGTCAGGGCATGTTCCCTCCCATCAAAACCTATTACTTTCATGCAATATATTCTTGCAGCTCAGTTTCAAGATTTTTCATCGCGTCTACATTATTTTCAAGAAAATCATAGAGTTTGTTTACACCCTGAAACTTATACTTCTTTTCTTCATACTCTTTGTCGTATTTAGACATGAATGGTAGAGAATACCATGCGCCAGCCTTTTCGACAACATCAAAAGAGTCTGCCAATTCGATGATTTCTTGAACGCCGTCAAGTCCTTTACCATAACGAAAATAGCTAGTTGCTTGTGTTCCACTAGCACCTAACGACGAAGTCCCAATATCCCATAAGATGATCTGGCCGACCTTTTGACCATCTATCATCCAAGGTTCGCTTTTCTTAACGGTGATCATAGTGTCAGCCTGATACTGAACTTTTATACCACCATCAGCGACGTTCTTTTTACCCCAACCACTGGTATTGGCAATTAAATGTCCAATTAAGATAACAATGGTTTTAGTTTTAGGTATAACCTGTCCCATCCTCTTAGTAAAGTCCGAAAGAATTTTCGGGAGTCCAGGCCGCCGTTCACCATCCACCATTGTTCCCAAATCTCTAGATGGGATAAGGCTGGACATAGAATCTACAATTACTATAGCTTCTTCGTATTCTTTCTGCTGAATTAAATTTTCAAGAATACTCAAAAACTCTTCAGCGCTCAGTATCTTATCGTCTGGAGACCTGACGATCTTCATGGAATCCAGGTCTAGACCGTTTATACCGTCTAGGTTGTGGCCTTTTAATCTACCCTCGGCATCTAGATAAATTACTTTTCGTCCTTCTTTTTGAGCGTTTGCTGCTAATTGCAACATAGAACTTGTTTTACCAGTTTTTGGCAGACCTGTAACCGTCACCCAAGAACCCTCTTGCACACCACCATTCAGAGCAAAATCTAATGCTGGACTAATTTTTAACGTCTTTAAATTCTTTTTCTCTTCGTACACTTCTCTACCACTTACTATACATTTACCGATGTTTTTAACTAATTTCTTGAGTTCAGCTTGCTTCTTTTCTTTTTCTGACATAATTCTTTTCTACTCTAGTTCTGAAAATAAATTCTTTTTGCCTAATGGCCTTCTAGTCTTCCTAACACTCTCATCTGATTTTTCAATAATAGTGTTATCAACTTCCTTCTGATATTTCTCAATAATTGGTACGAGCTTCTTGTTACGAAATGATAATATATATTTAGCTTCTTTAGAATCAATAGCCTTCGATATTGCCAACATAGAGTATTTTTGGAGCAATTTATTCGCAGCTACTATTTGACCTGTGTACGAGCCTTTGTACTTAGGTAGATTCCAAAATTTATCAGGTATTTTACCTTCATTACTAACATTTGCTCTTTTTTGAAATATTTTTTCACAAAGACGATTGCCGTCAGTTATTTTTGCTCCTTCATTTTCAGAAAAAGCGTCAAACTGACTATCGTATTTTTTTAACGGCATTGTTATAATACTTACTTTTCAAACCTGCACCACGAGACGCATCACCCTGTTGTGAAGCAGCCTCGGTCATGACAACCACACCACGATCTTCTTTTTTGATCATAAAATCATCTGTTGTAGTAGGCTTCTTTTGTTTATCATCATCTTTTTTACTATCTCTTTTTACTTTCTTTTGATACCTATCTATTACCGCCTCTGGTATACCAAGTTCTATCGCTAAACTTTTCGCGTCTGAATCTATATGATGATCTATATAGAACTTTTCTAATTTACTCATCCTATGTCTAGTATTTGCTTTTTTCTTAACCATATTGTTTTCTCCTAGCGATAGTCAAAAATCTTTGCTCTCTAGTCTTCAGGTATTTCAAATAAGAGTTAAAAGATTCTTCGGTAACTTTTTTAAAAGACATTTCTCTTAATTTTCTTCTGGAACAATCTTCCCCCCAAGGATCAATTATTGTATTCATCTTACAAAGAATATGGTGACTGATTGCGTTGATTTGGTCTGATACTTTTTCTATCTTCTTAGCGAAACAATGTTCATTTTCTACACATTCTTTACCTTGATCATTGTAGAAAACTTCATCATACTTTATTGGTCTATAGAACTCATCCATTGTCAACATACCTTTGTTTTTGTGTTTCGCTCATTTTTCCTATTTGTTTAATTTCTTCCTGATGCCTTTTTAGTCCAGCATCTGTGTCTTCTTTAGTTTTAGCTCTTTTTTCTTGCAGTTCGTATCGCCCCATCTTTTTTGTGTTTTGTTCGGCAAGTTGCCCTAAAGTTGTCGCTTCACCCCTTACAAAGGGTTGTAACCCCCCAAAAATTACTCTTTCAAGTGTCATCTTACTGCATTTTGGACATTTCTTCTTTGGGGAATCATTAATGTTTTGTATAACGTCTTCCCATAAAAACCCACAATGGTTACACCCATAATCATAATTTGGCATCTAATGCCCTCGTATAAAATAATCGTGCATATATAAGAATAACCATATTTGAAAAAGAAAAACACCCATTGTGATTCTGTGTGTTCTTTTTCTTCCATCTCTTTTTGATAGTAAAAAACAATTTTGTAACATTCCTAAAACCAAAACAGTACCAGCAACCTTAAGCCCCATAAAAAGTGAAATATCATTTGCATCATACTTTATGAGCATTCTGCCTATGGGGTTCTGTTCTAGTTCAGGTAAGGTTTCTCTCCATTTTATTGCGTAATAAACATCTACCGCTGAAATAAAACCAATCAAATACCACATGATATTAAATGTGAACACTAAATAGGATGTTCTTCCATCCTTATAAGGTCGCATTCTATTACCTTAATGTCATCATATGATAACTTTTTAGTTTTGGGTAAGTGTTTATTTCTATTTTTTATATAATTCTTAGCAGCCGCTTTTGCAGTACCAAGTGTTTTATAACACCATGTCTTTTTATAGGTATTAATTGGGTTGCCTTGCAGATCTCGAATAAGAAAAATCTTGTTCATCTTCCAGTGCCACCAGAATAGAACTAATTATTGAATTTCGTTGTATATCATCGTGGTTAAATTCACAAATACCAACACCATCTATCTCTGTTAATTTATTTATACATATTCTTAAACCACTACCATCTTTTAAATCAGTTTGTTTAACATCACCATTGATGATTACTTTACTGTTTTCTCCAATTCTGGTGATAAACATCTTAATTTGATCTAAAGTACAGTTTTGAGCCTCGTCTAGAATCATATAAGAGTTGTGAAAACTCGCCCCTCTCATCAATTCTAATGGCTCGAACTTTATTATATCCTCGTCCAGCAACTTTTTAAACTTTTTATTGCCCAAAAAGAATTTTAAATTCTCTTCCATTGGTTTTAGGTAAGGCTTGACTTTGTCGTCAATCTCACCAGGAACCGCTCCGAGATTCTTTCCCGCACAAACCAGCGGTCTTGTGACAATAATTTGGGATGTTTTTCCGTAGTTTAAATGTTGAGCCGCAATGCCTGCTGCAACAAAACTTTTCCCCGTTCCACTAGGTCCAAAACAAAATGTAATATCATTCTCTACAATAGAGATTATATAAGTCTTTTGGTTTTTAGTTTTTGCTCTTAGTGATTTTACCCTGTCTCCTTCAAAAAAGTCCTCTTGGTCTTTTTTGTCTTTTCTCATATTTATTTACCTGATGAACCAAAACCTGATGAACCACGGCTAGTGCCGTCCAGTTCCTCAGTCTCTACCAGTTCAAAGTGTGGTACTTTCTGGAAGAGAATCTGCGCAATCCTGTCACCCTTGCTTATAAAGTAAATATTATCTGTAAACTCAACGTCCCTAGCCCGACTATTGGATAAAGCTACTTTAACCTCCCCCCTATAACTGGAATCTACCACTCCTGCGTGTCGGTGAATGCCCTTAGTGCCAAGTCCAGACCTGTCCCAGATTAGTCCTGCATAACCATCTGGTATAGCAAGAGCAATTCCAGTACTAATTAGTTTTGTCTCTTCTGGGTAAATCGCAATATCTTCATCTGCATATAAGTCATACCCAGCATCTGTTTTTCTAGACTTTGTTGGTACAATTGCTGTGTCAGTAAGTCTTTTAATCTTAATTACCGTGTCTTCATTTGTTGGTGGAATCCACACAGGTCTACACCCTTTATCTTTCCAAAAGTTGAAGTTTTCTGTCATAATTTAGTGATTTCACACTGACCACCACTGCAAGCTGATTCACCCTCAAAATTTGTAGCATCATTTTCTTCAATGACATTTTTAAAGTCTACATCTACATATTCTCTTTTCAGTTCCGTCCATAATTTATAATTATAAACATCTTTCATGCAGTATGTAAGATTTTTAACCTCTGAGTTAAAGTACTTATCGGAAAATTTCTTACATCTTTTGACCCATTCGTGTTTAGCTTGTCCTTTTGGTTTAGAGCCAATACCAAGAATAGAATCACAAGCGGCCCATAAATTATCTTCCCATAATTTTAATGCTACCTCAATTAGTCCACCAACAAATATAGCACCATCCCCATAATGAGAAATGATTTTACTTGGTAGATAAATTGCGGTGAATGGTGCTTGGGGGTAATCTTTATCTCCAGTAACTGGTAAAAGAGATATACCACAGAACCATTTTCTATTGTCGTAGATAAAGTCTTCTACTTCCCCCCACTCATCGGCACGAACATTAATCGTGTTGCTAACATTGTGTACTAGCCAAGGTTGAGTGCATAAACTCTTATTAGTACCACCAATCACCCAATTTTGCTGGGTAGATTTTACAGATTTAAGTAAATCAATAGCGCTGATTTGATTCTTGGTTTTTGATCCGGCAGGAACCTCGACACAGAATGAAATTACATCATCTGTATCATTTGCTGACCAGACGGACTCTTCACATGCCCTGGGGTTAATGGAGCGGAAGTGTTTATAGATCTCTTCCATCTTATTAGCTTGAACACGCCTGATGTAGCGTTTGGCGTGATGTGGATGGATTCCAGAGGAAGTGCCTAAGATGCAACTTGCCGTCCCTTCTGGCTTAACACAGGTGCATCTGGCAGCTTGACTAATACCAATCTTATTGGCAATTTCTTTATTTACTTTTTTAACAATCTTCGCCGCTTCTTTTTGTAATAGCGGAGACAGACATATCTCGTGCTGTTCCATAATCCCAGTCATGGAGACCCCAATAAGAGCTTCTCTTTCAATAATGCTTTTACTGGTATTTTCTAAATATCCAACATCAGTAAAACCAGCCTGTAAAGTACCAATAATAGTGGCTGCTTTTGCTGCCTCATAAAAATCTACCTCATCTTCAATTTTAGAACAATTAATGGTAGAGAGATTACAAGCCTGCCAACCAGACTTTCCAGTTTTCTCACACACCGGCCAAAACGAGATCTCAACACAAGGATTAACTAAAAGCTCAGTTGAATCACTCCAAACAAATCCAGGCTCACCATATTCTTTGACGGACTTCATGAGTTCTGAGAATTGTTCTTTAGTGGTCTCGTCACGTACTAATAAAGCAGAATTATTAGATCGGCCTCGTTGTGGATTTTCTTTAAACCAGTTGCCGGTTTTGGCTTGTGCCATTTCCATATCATCTGGTGAAAATACCGCAATAGTAGCAGACCTTCTAACACC